ACCCCTATAGGTAATACAGGTGAAGCCTCTAGTAACGCTGGACATACTCCTGACTGCCTCCACAAACTCATCAAATGGTCTTTGAGGGTCAGTTTGTCTTCCTGAACCTCAGAGAGCATGAACTCATACTCAGCAAACGCTACTAATTCGCTGACTTGAGTTTCGTAAAATTTGCCATCGAATCTGATTGCTGTGTAATCAACAACGCGATATCCTTATTGCTCTTGCACAATTTCAACGCCAATTCAGGGCTAAAAATGTCAGAGATACCTGACCAGCCAACCAATCGAACGGCAGCTAAGCGATTGCCAAACTCAACATCATTCTCCATAGGCTCGAATTCGAGAGCCTTATTTGGATTCATGCGCGTTTGGTTGGCGCGAGCCGCTTCTTTGCGTCGGCGATCGTTGATAAGACGAGCCACCTCAGCTGTAACTTTCTCGGATTGGCCACCCAAAACTTTGAACTTTACCCCTGAAGGAGTGCCGTCTGTATTTGGGTACTCAAATTCAAAAGCCTCATCACTGGCCTTTACTGCGTCTAAATCACTTAACGAAATCATAGTTTCTCCGATGGTTGTTGTAAAAAATTAAGCTTGAGAGTCTTGGATAGATACGATAGTCTGATCCTTAGCCAACGCTGTACCGCCTGCAGCATTCAGCTGCGCAGTAAACGGGTAGGTACGGATAATCGCCTTTTCGCCATCATCTGGAGCGTCGCCTGTGAGTTTGACTGCAGATAGATTAAATGATACGAAGTCCGCAGCATTCGAGGTATCTGAAGACATAATGGCTAGCAACGATGTGAGAGTCTCGTTGTGGAATAGCTCCGCAAGAGTAGTGCTGTCGAACAAGCCAGTAAATTGACCTGTAACCTTAATTCGTCCACGAGACATGTCGGGGCTGAAATTGGAGCCGAGAACTGGGCCTTCAGCGGTCAAGTTGCCATCCATAGATAAGGTGACGCCGGTCACCGTCTCGATACCCGCGCCGTTTACCACTAACAAGCCGCGCACGCCTGTAAGAACCTGCGTAGTTGTGGCTGCAATGGGGTTGGTGAGCACTTGTACAGAGCTAGGAGTGCGTACGCCTAAACCCATAGCAGAAATCTTCATTGTCGCGTTACCGCTGGCTGGAAGACCAATATCCATCTTACCTATACGAACGTCCGGGAAGAATTCTGACTTGCTGATGTCTGCATACCACTCTTCGATAGAGAAAAGCTTGTCGGTATGTCCAGTCATTGGCGCAATTGTTTTTTTGCCACGAACCGTAATAGTGCACCCTGCAATAGGTCCCTGAGCTACTAATGACGAACCATTTAGAACAATACAGGTAGCAACCGTCGCAGTAAGCCCGATAACCACGATGTTATTATTGAGACTGTTGGCGTTGAGTCCACCGACTGAAAGAGCAATCACGTCGCCAATTTTGACTCCATCCGCCAGATAACTACCGGCAGCGCGAGTGATAGTGTACTGTGGACCGGCCCCCGCAATCGTAAGACCGACAGCTACGATAGGGGCCACTGCAGAAAACGGCTTGCGAACCATGGCGGCCAACAACGCGGCGTATGTGCCTGGCGATAACAAGCCATCGAATTGCCAGTCTGTGGACGCGGTACCTAGGTTGACACCTGTAGATTGCTGATGACCAACAATCTCGTTGTTTTCGTAAGTAGCGCGAACCTCCTTCGCCACCGATGTAACACGACGCAGCTCCTGGCCGCCTGCGCCTGTGGCTGGAACACCTAGACCGGTTTGCTCTTTGAAAACCGTCTTTTTATTAATACCTTGTGCAACTGTCATGATAGACTCCTAAATTTGTGAATAAAATGGTATTTTGCAGGGTACCACCCAGCGATCACCTTCGTCGGTCCCCGAACTTACCTCTGGCGTATATCTAATAAGTACCCGGACTCCAGAGTGAGTCAAGGTACGCCCTCTATAAAAGTACTCAGCGACTAAACTAGCGGCCTCTCTAGCAGGTCCGTCACCTTTATTTTTTGGAAAACAGAAATCGACCTGCATGTAACCTTGTTCGAATCTGCGAGCAGACCCTATCTCCGCGTTCTCCGGTGTAGCAAACAAAGTGTTTACTCGCTGATACGGTGTATCCAGATTTGGGGGCGTGAAGTCCACATTTGGATACGCTGTTACCATAGTTGACACTGTGAGTAGCGCGGTCTCTAAGGCTGCGACTATAGCTTTTTGACTCATAGCAACTTACCTCGCAGCTCTGTAGCGGTCAATCCAACTACTCCGACAGGAGCTTGCATTGAGTGACCTCGCTCTAGCGCCATCGCATACGGTACATTGTTATACAGGTAGTGTATACCGGATACAGGATTAGTGTTAAGGCTGTTCACTATTTGGCGAACCGCGACCGAACCTGTTTTATCCGCGATAGGTAACTCATCCGTCTGCATGCTAGAAAAGCCATGTCGCCAATTGGCTTTGAAATGACCTCCAACATATCCAGGCTTAATCCACTTCTTGTCTTTCAATAAATCCATAAATCCTGCGGACCATTTAGTAGGATCGCCAACCGGTGACCGAGCGAGGATGCGCTCGCCTGCATTTAAGATGAATCCACGTACCTTTTCATTCATATCTTCAGCTGCATGCTCGGTTGCGGCTTTTAGAGTGATTGAGAAGCTCATGAGATGCGCTCTGATTCAGTTTTAAATTAGTTAGTTAATATGTAGCTATTGGATGTATATTATTAATGCAATCAGAGCGCTGTTCAGAGCGCTACCGACGACATTGCAACATATATATTACAACAACTTCTCCAGCATATACAGGTTCGCAGTTTATGACATGTAATTTTCCGCTATTCAGTGTGAGATAATCTCCGGTCTTAGGCTCTACAACGCCGCCGAATAGTATCACTTTCAAATCTGAAGCCCTAATATCCGTATCCTTACGCTCGTATTGACTGTAGGCGGTTATAGCCACCTCTACATTGTGCGTAGTCTCAGACGCCGCATTTGTACCGTTGTCAGGGTTGTACACCCCGGCAGTCGCACTAGTAAGCACTCCTGTAATGACCAATGTACCTAGAGCTACTTTGGCTTTTGCTACTGCATTGACTATGGTAGATACATTACTCATACGCGCACCAGCTTAGGTTGACTTACAGCAGAACTATTCATTAACTCGTATGAGCCCCATTTGGAAATAGCTGCTTGCACTACTTGAGAGAATCCTTGAACTTTTACCTTGTCTGAAAAGCTAATAGATAGCGGACCGACTTTAACATCAGACAAGTCGTTTTCTTGTGCAGAAAATCCGGAGTTTTTCAGTATGTCATAGGCTAGCTCGCACACCGCACAAACCAAGAATTTGGGGATGTCCACTGAAGACAGGTAAGATGACGACGCGTCTGCTGGAGCATCGTAATCTATCAGTTGAGTTCTTGGAAACTTTAAACTCTGTAAACTCGTTGCACGATAGCCCGCCCAAGATACTAAATTATCCAATAATCTTGTAGCCTCTACTAACGCCATAGCTTTATGGTCTGTCGCAGCCTCGCTCCACTCTGTACGCTTGTACGAAGTCGCAAAATAGCTTTCAGCTACTGCAACACTGCAGTAGCTGTTGGCATTTGCGGAGCCTGGAGAGGCTTCAACAGTTATCATGATTACTTATCCTTGGCCGCTGCACTAGTATTGGACTTAGCCAATGAACCAGCATCCGCAGCTGTTGAGTTTTCTGCAGGAGTATCTTCAATGACCTCCAAGGTGCAGCTGTAGTAAGACACGAGGATTTCGCCAACTAAAGGACCTTCGAACTCATTGCGCTCATGCTTACCATCGACGAAACGATAGTTAGCAATAACTGGCGCATCTTTCAATGCTTCTGGGGCGGTAAATACGAATCGCTTAGCCATAACAATCTCCTTAGTTTATTATAGCCCACAATATAGGCTATAATAAACCGGACCGAAGTCCAGTTTATTAACTTGCTAATTAGTTAGTGACGCCAGTAATAGCGGCAATACCCAATTGGGAGAAGTTAGCAAGGCCGCAATACATCTTAACGCGAATGATTCGTTCGTCTGCAGCTTCTTTTACACCGATATTTTCGATGCGAATACCTGCAGTGCCCTTTGCAGTCAAGCCGGAGATACCATGTTTGCCAGAGCCATCGTCGAATGTACCTGCAATAACAGACGTACACACTGAGCCAGATGAGCCTTGAACTTGGTTAGTAGGCATCCAGTCATTTACAAACAATGGGATTCCACGATAAATCGGCACCGTGCGCTTTGATGGTAGAGTCATAACTTCGTTCACACCGGCACCGCCCAAAGCACGCAGCAAGTTGAAGAATGTACGACGTGTACGTGAAGGCATCATGATGTAATCAACTTGACCGTCTTTATCTTTAACGGTGTCGATGAGCTGGTCCAACATGTCGAAGGTCAACGCCGCGCCGTTAACGCCCGCGGAGATTTTCTGACCCGCTGGAGTCAATGAAAGCAAACCTGCGAATGTGTTAGCTGTACCATCACCGTTAATCATCGTGTCTTGGAATTGGCGAGCCAGAGATTTCGCTTTTGATGCTACTTGAGCACCTGCTTGACTCTGCTTGTCAGAACGTGTGGCTTCAATCAAGCCGTTAATTTCCGCGTCACCCAGCAAAGTGGTGAGGCTCGATGTAACGGGGGTAAAGGTAGCTGGATTTTTCGCTGTAATCGCACCACCAACGCCGAGGAACTGAACGTCGCCCAAGGTGTTTTCGCGGTTGTAGGCCAGCGCGTTACCATCAATCTCCATGAACGGCATAACCTCGTAAAGAGGATTGACCGCAACCATGTTTTCGATGATGCCGGTGATGAGTAAGTCCTGGGATAATTTTGCGGATTCCGCAAGGGTAACTGAAGCCATGATGCTCTCCTAAAGGGTTAAACGAATTACTTAAATCGTCACCCCTCCGGAGAGACTAGCCATCGCCACTTCCCAGAAGTAGCAATGTAAAATTATATTATACTACAAGAATCCAAGAATAGAAATCTATAATCTTGGATCCATGATTGTAGTTAACCTAGCTGGTTGAGACCCTCATTGATTTTCTGAAGGCTAGATAAATTAGCCCCGCCTTGACCACCTGAGTTACCCGAGCCAGGGGCTCCACCACCAGC